TCTTGAAGGACGTAATCGACTGCACCGGCGAGCGCATGAGCAGGATCTCGCCCACCCGCGGGCCGGTCTGCCCGGTGTAGTAGCCGGTCGGCGGGGGCTTCTGCACGGCGTCGTAGAGGGCGCCCACGCCGTCGGTGATGGTCAGGCGCCAGGTCTGGCTGATCAGGGCTCGGCCAGTGTCGTGCTCCACCCACTCGCGCGCGCCCTTGATCAGGTTCGCGATGTCGGTGTCCTCGTCGTTCTGGTCCTCGTAGGCGCGCAGCGCGCGCTTCATCTCCTGGACCGAGAACACCTCCACGGCCGGATCGACGGTGCGTTCGAGGATGAAGCGCATCAGCCGACCCTCACCGGGCCGCGGGGCGCCGCCTGGGCGCCGCCGCCGTCCTTGCCGTCCCGGCCCTTCTTCACCGCGAGCCGCCAGCCGCTGTCGGGGTCGCCGGGCTTGCCTGGCGGGTCGTCGACCTGCGCGATCCAGAAGGACCCGCCGAAGGTCACGCCGTCGCCCTTCTGGTGCGCCTGGCCCTCGCGATAGACGCCCATGTCCTTGAAGCGCGGCAGCCGGATCGTGAACTCGCGGGAGACGTCGCCTCGGCAAAAAGTGAGCAGGACGAGCCCGTCGCCGTCGTGCGTGACCTTTAGGTCCTCGATGCTCATGCCGTCAACTCCGTCCTTCGGCTTCGGGATGCGCTCCGCCGCCCGCTGGAGCACGTCGGCGGCGCGGCGCTCGAAGTCCAGCGCCCAGCGCGAGAAGCCGGCCTCGAGCTGGGGCATCACATCGTCGACCGTGACGCTCGCGCCGTCCTTCCCGGGCTCGCCATCCTTGCCCGGGGCGCCATCCTGCGGCACCGGCAGCTCGGAAACCGCCTTCGCGACGGCCTCGACCACCTCGGCGCGGATCATCGCGGGGTCAGCATCCTTGCCGGGAGTGCCATCCTTGGGCGCCGGCACCGCGGCCAGCTTCGCGTCGACGTAGGCCTTGAACCGCTCGATCAGGGGCGCGAGGATGTCGCGCAGCTCTTCCTTGGTCACTCGCACGGCAGGCACTCCTTCACGATGTCAGCGAGCAGCGCGCGCGCCTCGGCCACGTCCTCGATCTCATCGTCATTGGCGGCGTCGGGCGCCGGCGCGGGCTTCGGTGCATCGGCCTTGAACGGGTCCTCCTTCGCGTCGCGCTTGGCGAGCGCGGCGAGCGAGTAGTTCTGCTGCTGCATGTACGGGCTCGCGCCTCCGGGAACCGGCGGGAGGTTCATGCGCTTGCGGGATTCGTCAGGCGACTTGATGCCCGCGCCGACCGCTTCCTTTTCGGCCAGCACCATCGCCGTCGTGTCCATCCGCATCAGCGCGTCAAGGTCGAACTCGACGTAGTAGTCGCGCGGCATGCCCAGGCCCTCCTTCAGCGCCAGCTCGATGTCCTCGATCTGGACTTGCAGGCACTCGGAGTAGTACGCCTGGTTCAGCGACTCGACGCTGGAGTTCGGCGGGATCGCGCCGCCGATCTTGTACGCGGGCATGTGGTAGCAGCGCGCCACGTCCTCGACCGTCCACTTGAGCTGCTCGATCAACTGCGCGTCCTGGGGCGGGATCATGGCGCCCTCCTTGAACGTGAGCCCGTTGGCGAGCACCGCCGTCCCGCCGAGGTTCCCCTTCCCATAGTTTTCGTTCCACTGGCGCTTCAGCTCGGCGGCGTCGGCGGGGTCGAGCTTGCCCGGCGACATCAGGAAGCCGGACGGCAGGCTCATGTTGTCGAAGAAGGTCGTCGAGTTGCGCTGGATGCGGTTGCCCATCGTGGCCGACACCCCGCATGCGTAGATCGGCGAGACACCGACCAGCGGGTGCCAGAGCGGGCACATCAGGTCGTGGATGATCTCGGTCGCGGGCACGACCACCGTGTCCTTGAGCCCGGAAAGGTGGTCAGTGGCCAGCCGGTAGTAGACCTCGCCCGCGTCGGTCACCAGCGGCGTCACGCGCGTCGGCTCGAGGATGAAGAGCTTGCGCACCAGGCCGCGCGCGTCGCGGGCCTTCAGCGCGTAGGCGTTCCCGTGCAGGAGCTTGGAGATGACCCACTGCTGCACGAACTTGATGCGGTTCTGGTAGTGGTTCGGCTTTTCCAGCACGGCGCGGTATGGCGACTCGGCCGCGATCTCGGTGCAGGTGCCGTCCGGATTGTCGGCCACCAGCATCGGGCGCATCTTCGCGATGTCGCCCGCGATCTTGGTCACGCAGGCGAAGACGCCGGAGAAGGCGAGGATGTCCTTCGGGGCGTCGACCTGTACGTGGCCCTGCCAGGCGCCCGCGAAAGCCTCGCGGACCAGGCTGAACCAGCCGCCGCGCGTGTCGACCGCCTGCATCTTCGCGCGGCTCGCGAGCGAGATCTCCAGGCCGAAGATCCGCATCAGGCGCCCTTCCCGACGATGCTTGCCCGGTTGCGCTTCTTCTTCGGGGAGGCTTCGATGTGGGCGGTCCGGTAGGCGCCATCGGACGCCGGCGGAACCTTCACGCGACCCAGCGCCATCATCAGGTGAACGTGCTCGGGCTCCACGTGGAACCGCTCGCCGACCTCGCGGTCAAGCCCGCCGTACCAGTGCGCCTTCGTCGCGATCATCTCCGGCATAGCGCTGCCTCTCGTAGAAACGGGCGGGCGGCCCGAACGCGGACCGCCTCGCCCGATTTGCTTCAGCCGACGACCTACGCGACGTAGGCCGCGTCGCGGATGAACGACACCGCGGTCGAGCGCTTCTTCTTCCAGTTGATCGGGCGCACCGCCTTGAGGGCGACGCTGTTCGACTGGTACATCGATACCAGCGAGGTCGTGCCCGCGGTGCCGGCGGAGGCGTCGCCCGTCGGCGTGTCGGTCATCTCGATCGAGGCTTCCTTGCTCGCGTCGATCTCGATCCCGCCGTCGTCGGCCAGCATGATGTCGCTGGTCTTCGCGAGGATGATCATCCGGCCCGAGTCCGGCGAGCCGGAGATGTTGGCGGAGTTCGAGGTGATGGCGGGGAGGCCCGCGAAGGTGCCGCCGTTCATCGTCATCATCGGGAACTCGTTCTGGCCCAGGGCGTTCTGCATCATCGAGATCGTGAGAGCCATGCCGGTGTCCATGATCCAGGTCGCGCTCGTCGGGTCATCGTTGTTGTTGATGAACTGCTTGAAGAGCGTCTGGATGTCCGCGCGCAGCGTCGCGAGCGTGGTGCCCGTCGGGGTGAGCGGGGTCACGCCGTTCGTGATCGAAGCGGGCGAGACGTTGGAGACCTCGGCGTAGTTCGGGTCGAGGAAGCGGCGATCGCAGAACTCCGCGATGGTCTTCATCATGTCGTCGCGCACGATCATCTCGGCCGACGGCTCCGAGCTGCGCACGAGCTCCTGGGTCAGCACCACCAGGCCGGCCACCTTCGCCATGCCGAGGGTCACCTCGATGGAGTTCAGCTTCGAGACCGGCACGGCCTTGCCCTGGCCGACCCAGTTCGCGGTCGATCCGCTGTCCACGCCGGAGACGCGGATGTTGAACGGCACGCGGCGCAGGCCGGTGAGCTTGCCGATCACCGTCGTCGGGCGCAGCAGCTCGATGAACTCGTTCACCAGGTTCTGGTTGTAGACCCACTCGGAGGCCCAGCCCGACGTCGAGGTCGTCGCGCCGCCGACGGCGGTCTTCAGGTACGCCTCGACTTCCGGCGTCTGGCTCATCCACTCCTGGTTCTGCTTCGCGTACAGGTGCGCGAGCATCGCGCTGCCGCCGCCCATGATCTGCGCCTTCACGGCGCGCACGAACGGGATGCCCTTCGGGACGTTGCGGGTGGTGCTGACCACGGTGCTGCCGGAGACGTTCGCCACACTGCCGCGAGCGGCGGAAGCGGCGTCGGGATCGGTGCCGACGGTGCGGGTGATGGTGGTCGCCTTCGCGACCGCCTGCGATTCCATCAGCTTCAGGTCGACGAGCTCGTCGTCGATGGCTTTGATCTCAGCCGAGAGGTTGTCGAACTCCTCCTTCTCGGCGGGTTCCTTCGTGCGGCCGTCTTCGATGGCCTTGGACTGGATGGCTTCGCGGCGGGCCGCGCTGGCGGCGCGCTTGGCTTCGAGTGCCGCGATCTGCTCGGCGAGCGTCTTCATGTCGGGGTCCTTTCGGGGAGGTTTGCGGGAGCCCGAAGCGCCGGGATCGAGGTGAACGACCACGCGCGCATCGCCTGACGCGGCGAGCTGGGCGCGGTCTGCTGTCTTGACGGTGGTAATTGACGCTTCCGAGTTGGCCGGGATCGTCACGCAGGAGAGCTCGAGCCAGTCCCAGGAGAGGTAGTGCTCGGACCACGTGTCCTTGATGCGGGCGGATTCCAGCGGCGAGAAGCCGATGGAGAGACCGCGCACCAGACCGGCCTTGAGCGACTGCCATGCCTCGTCGATGCGGTCCTTGAGCTTCCCGGGCTCCTCGATCTTTGCGAAGCGCGCGGTGATCGTGATGCCATCCTTCGAGACCTTCGCGGCTTCGACGTGGCCCACGGGGCTGCGCGAGTCGTGCTGCCAGAGCAGCGGGATCGGGAGCGTGAACTTCGCGCCCTCGGGCTCCACGATGTCGCCCATCCGGTCCGGCGACGGGGTCGTGGCGATGCCCTCGATGACGCGCGAGTCCTCGTCGAACGACTTGACGGTGAGCAGCGAATAGGCCCGTTTCATGGCCGAAACATAGGCCACGGGTGCCGCGATTTTTAAGCGCGGGCGCTGCTAGACGAAGATGAGCTGGGGCACCGCGGGCGCCGCCGGATTGAGCGCCATCAGGCTAACGGCGTCGAAGAGGGCCATCAGTGGGTCGATCTTGGCGCTCCCGCTCGCCTGCTTCGTGATGAGGATCGCGTTGCCCTTCGGCTCCACCCTGGCGTTCCCGACGCACCAGGCCATGAGCGGCGAGCCACCGTGCACCAGCCCGCCGTCGGCGAGCTTGCGCTCCGTGGTCTTGATCGCCGCGCCCAGCTTCCAGCCCTGCGAGATGCCGATGATCTTCTCGCGCGGGATCTCGGCCGCGACCAGCGCGTCCATGATCGAGCCGATGCCGTAGGGGTCGACGCCAACCTTGTCCAGCAGCCCGGCCCGCTCGATCCCGGCCACGATGCCGGCGAGCTCCGCGTCCGCCTGGGCCATCTCGGCGGTGAGCACCAGGTCGCCGGCGTCGGCGAAGTCGCGGAAGCGCGACGCCTCGGCCTTGCGCCGCTCGAGCACCAGCGGGTGCGCCCACGCCTTGCCCCACGCCAGCCACTCGCCGGTCTCCCGGTCCCGGCCGACCACCGACAGGCCCAGCAGGTCGTCGAGGCCGCCGCCGTCGACCCCGACCGTGGCCACCTCGGAGCGGCGCAGGACCTCCTCGAGACCCAGCCCGTCGCGCGCCTGGACCTCCCAGAAGTCCGCCCCGGCCCAGCGGTCGCTGCGAAGCGCCAGCCCGATCTCGATGTTCAGGTGCTGCGATGCCCAGCCGCGGAGCTCCTCCTCGCCGCTCGCCACCGCGGTCTCGTACTCCTCCTCGAGCCGCGCGATGCTGATCGAGCGGCCGGCGTTCGGCGTCACCATCCGCCAGTTCGCCGGGTCGCGCCAGGCGTCGCGGTCCTTCTGCATCGCCTCGGGGAACTCGTAGAGCACCGGGAGCATGGCGCCGCGCTGCTCGCCGTCGCGGATGCGCCGGGCCTTCGCCAGTTCGGTGCGGAAGACGCCGGCCGGGGCCTCCTCGCTCTGGGTCGTGATGAACGCCAGGAACGCCTCCGGGAATGGGAGCATGCCGCCGCGCAGCTGCCGGATCGCGCTGGGCGCCTTCGCCATCTTCGCCACCACGTGCAGCTCGTCGATCAGGATGCCGGCCGCCTTCTGCCCGGTGAGCACCGCGGGGTCGAAGGTCATGATCTGCAGCTCGGCCTTGGTCTCCCGGTGGATGATGGTCTTCAGGTGCTCACGGACGTGGAATTTCTTCTCCAGGACCGCATCGAGGCCGATGGCCCCGCGCGCGGCCGCGAACGCCAACTCGGCCACGTCCTGCACCGGCGCGGTCATGATGAACGGCGCGGACGGGCGGGTATTCATCAGCAGCGCCGTGACCATGATCAGCGCGCCGTAGGTGGTCTTCGAGTTTTTCTTCGGGACCAGCAGGAAGAGCTCGCGGATGGCGCGCATCTTGGTCACCGGATCGAGGGAGCCAAAGAGCGCGCGCACGATCGCGAAGATCCACTCGTCGCCGGCCTCGGCCATCGTCGGCGTGCCGGGAACGTCGGCCAGGCGCAGCTTCTTGAAGATCGCCACCGCGCGCTCGCCCTCCGCAGGGTCGATCGGCAGGTTGTCGCGGATTGGCGGCCTACCGGATCGGAGCCGCTCCTCCCAGTCCAGGCAGGAGAGGTCCCATGCGCTCACTGCACCAGCGGCGCCCCGGGCCGGTTCAACAGGTCCTCCCAGTCGGTCCCGGCGTGCGCGGTCTTCGCGACCTCATTTGCCTCGGCCTTTTTCCCGAGGGGCTTGGCAACCGGGTCCGGCTCATCATCGAGGTCTGGCGCGGCCGATCCAGGCATCACGGATAGGTACAGGCGCTGCGCCGCGACCTTGCCGGCGACTGCGCCATCGTAGGCGGCCTCGAGCACGTCCATGCGGCGCTTGTGCGCGCCGACGGAAAGCTCGTTGGCGTAGTGCTTGCGGAGCGTCGGCGGCGTGACGCCAATGGCCAGCGCGATGTCCTCGTGCAGCATCCCGCCGCCGGCCGCGATCGCCACCCGCTTCCGTAGCGCGTCGGTCGGCTTGTGGCTCATGGCAGAAGCATCCGGGCAGAAAAAACCCTCTCCGTGGG